ATGGTGATGTCCACACATTGCGTTGGCTTTTGTTTTCAAAAATAGACCTCTCGCAACGTTTACAGACGGCATAAATTGCTTTCCAAATTCGTGTCCGTGAAAGATGGATAGACCTCCAACGTTCAACTTGTTCTTTCCTTCTATCCATTGCACGTTGTGCTTATCAAGATGGCAAAGACTTGCGAAATCAAATGCGTCTATATCAAAAAGTTCAGGTGCTTTCACTCGCATATACCTCCAATATCTTTCTTCGTGGTTGCCTTCTTTATAGATTATTTCAGCATCTGGAAACGTTTGCCTCAACTCATAAATGAAAGTACGCATTGCGTAAAGTTCATCCTTGAATTTTCTTTTCTTTGGATCTTTCACAAAGTCGCTTATCATATGGCAGTCTAACGCATCTCCATTCAGCACCACTGTATCAACACCCTCATCTAATCCACATTGGATGGCGGTTGATAATGCATCGATATCGTGGTAAGGAATGTGAATGTCCGATAAGATGAGAATTTTTTTGCCTTTAATATCAATATGCTTTCGACCTTTCGCATACGACTTCGGTAACTTGAAAGGATTGCGTGGTCTATCTTCAGTACGAACAAGTGATTTGTCTTTGAGATTTTTACGACCTACTTTACCTTCAATCCTGCGCAGTGCATCTCTTGCATCTTCAACACCAAGGAAGGTTTCAAAATGTTCTTTGCTTAATTTCTTAGCCAACGTTAAAGTTGGTGTGTCGGGAAAACGCTCACGCAATTCACGTGCGATTTTTGTCTTTTGACTTTCAGGCATATGTTATTTTTAGAATGGTTGGTAAACAGTTCTACCACCACTCTTGACCGCACGTAACACTTGACCTCTGTTCCCTTCTTTGTTGTAACTTACGTGTACCCAAGATGGTGCATTCTCACTTCCAAACTCCCAAATCAGTTGGTCAAATGTACAATTTTTTCTAATATAATCAAATAAGTCTTTGTTATTTATGCCACCGTGAATATCTCCATCAATATCTAATGCCTTCCCTTCCATATGTTGTGAACTTTTTGAACCGCCTATGCGTGTATTAAGTTCAATACTGCGAAAGCCTGATGAGATGCCAATGGGCTTTCCAAAATGCTCACGCACCTTATCAAAAATGTTGGTGCATACCAGCTTCAGATTTGCCAATTGCTCAGCGTTTGGAATATTCCCAATCTTCAATGCCTTAGCTTGGTTGCTATGCGTTACCTCAAAGTAACTCACATACTTACTTACCTTTTCCATCCGTCATTGCATCGGTTAAATCTTCGCTCTTTCTACCTATGATTGCCTTTATCTTACTCCACAAATCTTTACCAGTTACCGATTCAATTGATTCAATGATTGACTTGAACTCAATGATTGCCACAATGGTAGCTATCAACTTTGTAATGGGGATAAGTTGTTCAATCACATACTGCTCAATCAAGAATCCGCTTACGATTGCGATTTGATACAACAATAACTTTGTAATTGTATCACTCATTCGTCTTGAGCGAATTCGCTGACCTAACTTAATAGCTTTCCAAATCCCCACAACCATATCCATCGCAACCAAAAAACCTATGGTTATCATAAGTTCTTTGATAGGCAAAAAGACGGTTGCAATACCCAACAACCACAGCTTTACTTTCATCTTTTCTCTTGTTTTTTAAGGTATTGTTTTAATAGCTTTTCGTACTCCCTTCGCTTTAGTACGATGGGGGGAGAAAGTCTTGGAGATTGATTCTTGTTCGCCATTGTCTATATGAATTAGATATGAGAAAATTGCTTTTGCCATATGGGTTTCTGTCAGGGAAGATGTTGTTGTCGGTATTGTTTGTGTATTCGGGAAACAATGTTGAATTAAAACACAAATAATCTACCATTCTTTTGGTGTACCATCTCGCATTTTGTCTTGCAGCTTCTTTGAGTGACTCCATTTCAAACTTTGTAACTGGAGTAGTATCTTCGCTTTGTCTGCTGACCAAGTTTCCGTTATCATGTTTGTACAAAAGAGATGGATAAAGTTCAACCATTGTCCACCACAACACAACTTTCAGCACGTATTCATTGAGTAGTGTCTCGTAATCGCCTGATAAAGTAGAATTTGCTACATCATCCTTCAATCGCACCGTCAAATTTGTTCCCAAAAAGTTGGTCAAATACTTATCCTGCGCAAGATAGATGGCAGGGCGAATAAGATTGGGATCAACTGCATCCGTTAAAGGAGTAAATTTCTTGATGTAGTCCTCGTTTATTAAAAGTATCTCTTGTGGTATTGGCATTTTCTTAAATTTTATTTGTTACCGAAACGTGGATTGGTAGGTAAAAACCCATTGTATGGCATATCAATTGGTCTCTTTTCTACTAAGTAGTTATTGCGAATTTTGTACCCAGCTTTCTCGGCTCTTGTCCAAGCCTGAGTGCGGACATTTGGACTATTCAAATCCAATCCAAATCCTTTTGCGCTGATATATAATTGCTTTCTCCAAATGTGATGGCAGTTACCGCCACCTTTATACAACCAACAGCTATAAGTATCAGCACCATTTGGCCCCCATCCCGGGTTAACCGCCCTATTGTTCATTGCCATTATATCCTCTTTGCGATATAGCTTGTCAGCTTGTAGCATTTTAGTACAAAAAGGTCGTGTTACATCTGTGATTCTACCGCTGTATCTATATCGAGTGTAATACTTACGTTCATCGATAGTAGCATCTTGGTCACTTACTGCGTTTGGTCTTGCCGTTCCAGTACTTACTTGATGAATTTCTACGGCATCAAAGATGTGTGAGATAGCTTCGTTTTCTGCATCATCCTCATCATAATCTACATCGTATTCATCAATTAAAATCCAATCCTCATTTGCATCTTCACCCAATGAAATGAGTTCTTCTGCAATGGCATCTAATTCGTGTGCTGACTGCTCAACGTTTACACGCTCAACAATGCGCTTTGCCCAATCTCTACCTGCGTCACCACCCCACAATTGCCAAGCTATTCTTCCTGCAGTTGGAAATCCCTCCTCTCCTTGATTCCATCCGGTAGCTTCTTTGTCTACTTCGTGTCTTGAAAAATAACTATTCATTCTTTGCACGGTATCAAAAGATAAATTGCGCTTATTGCTGATATCTCTTGCACGTGCAACACCTACTTCCGTTCCACCCCTGCCGTATTCATCTCTCCACTTCAACCCTAACTCCGCTTCGCCTGCCATCTCATCGGTTGGCTCGTAGCTCTCATCTTCTTGAGATACGTGCGTGTGTTCGCACTCAACTTTTTTTTTTACTGCTGATTGCTGCGCTTCAACTGGTTGTACTTCCAAAATCTCATTTGAAATAATTTTTGGATTAGCCACAACATTGGATGCCTCACAAATTATAGAAATTCCATCTTCAATCAATCTTTGGAAAGGCTCAATAACTTGACGCTGAAAGATAAACAAAGCAGTTCTCATTTCATCGGTATTTGAACCCAATCCACCGCCATCTCTTACACCAAATAACAAAGGAGATGTGACTCTGTGAGCAATCATAATTTGCTTTGTGCATTCCTCACTTAAAAACTGATATTGTTTGTCTGCATCGCTAATTGGAAATGCTGTGAACTCAACTCCCCTATCTCTTTCCTCATTGAAAAATGTCAATACCTTACCAGCATTTTCAGCACCTTGAATGGACATCTGTAACTGATTCTTAATTAAATGCTGTTCTTCCAAAGATGGGATGCCATTGTTGAAAGATGCAATCAATGAAGGAAAGAATCCGTTTAGAATATTGTTAACGTGGTATTCTCCAATTTGGCGAGTTAATTCAATGTAGTTAACACTGCCAATGTAATCAGGTTTCGGGTAATATTCACTACCCATCTTTAACGTGTGTACAAAAATGACTTGCTTAGGCAATGCATCCTTAGTTTCTTGGTCAAACATTGGGATAAAATGCGGTGTGTTTTTCTTCTTACGCATATCACTCCAGTCACGTGAATACCAAACACCAATTAAATCATCATTCTCATCACTACAAGCTAAACGACAATTCTCAAAAGGTAGATGATTAACCTGCGCAATGGTTGTTCTATCCATTGACCAAATAACCTCTAAATAATAACCTCCAAATAATTTAAGGTCTCTTGATATGTGCGGGATGATTGAATCGATTTTTAAGCCACTTAAATACGCATTAGCGGTATCATTGCCCCCAACTATTCCCTGCCCTGCAATCATTTGACTAATTGAGTTCACAATTGATCCGTGAACTGGTGATTCGCTTTGCAATTCAATCAAATACTGCGGATACATATTAGATTCACCAAAATTCACCCATCCCCTTGATACATTCTCTCTCTCAATTGGTGCAATCTTTACATACTTAGCCATTTCGACCTTATCGCCGACTCTTGATTTTATATTTGAAAGGAGATTATCCATTGTATTCGATGTCATTAGGTATGGTTAGGTTCGGCTGGTCAAAGTATTCAGTGAGTGCTGTGAATTCTATAAATCCACGCTTCAATTCTCCAACTACCACAGGATCCTCAAAATCTAAATTAGTAGATGAATTTTGACCGTAAATAATATAATTGTAACGACCACTTTGAGTGATAAGAATACTACCATTCTCCGCATCATCTGTATCAGTACTCACGCTCAAAGTTGTGATGCGCTCATTGCTATCAACTAAGATAGGAATAACCGCAAATAATTGTAGTGTAATCTCATTTTGTAAGATTAACAGATAGTCGGTAAAGGTAGGTAAAAGCAAAACCCCCTCCTCTAAAGAGAGAAGGAGGGTTTGCGATGCGGTATTTGTCTGTAAGTAATTCATTTACCTACAAAGTTAATTAAATAGTTGGAGCTACAACAGTGATATCTTCAAAGTTATCGAAAGGAACTGATGTAAATGATTCCAAACGATACGCTTTGTGTGCCTCTTCTGCGGTAAATGTAATGGTGTATCCGTTCAAGTCACCTTTAGCAACTCCAGTAGCGGTAGTCATTGCGGTAACTTCAGCACCATCCATTCTACCAACCATCCAAATGTTATCGTTGTTATCTTGTACAAAAACAACCAAACGATTTTTAGCAACTAATTCCAATTGCTTTCTGCGTGGTGCAGTCAACTTAAAGAATGTAGCGGTTACCGTTTGTGTATAGAAAATAGTTCCATTCTCAACGCTTGATGCCACCTCTTCGGTAAAGCTACCAGTATGCTTTGGGCAAATGTATTTGTAGATGGATGCAGTAGGCAACGCATCAATTTCTTCTGTTCCTGCATCAGCAGTTACACCAGTCAAAAAATCTTCGTGCTGTTGCAAATAGATTGCCTTGATGCCGCCAATCGTTGATTTGCAGTCTAAAAGGAATCCAGCGGTTAATTCACAAGCCATAATTTTATATTTTTTTTAGAGTTAAAATAAAGGGAAGGCAGACCTAACCACCTTCCCCTTTACTTGTGGTTATTATTAGTCGTTGTAGCAATAAACAACGTCACCCAATACACCGACTTGAACTCCTACACGGAATCTCATCGCCATACGAACATTGTCAGATGCATCAGTCAAAGTCATATCAACTACTCTTACTTCAGCGAAATCACTATTAGCATCTACACCTACAAACAAGTTAGAAGGTTGAGCAGCGATTACAGTTCCGTTGCTGATACCTGGACATACATAAATGTCATATCCGTTGAACTGCAAATTGAAATCTGAAGACGCTTGGAATTGTTGCAAGTAACCTTCAGCAGCAACCGCTTGGCGATAGAACTGAGCAGACTGGCGATTCATATACAATTTAGTATCAGGTGAACCAATCAAAGCAACTGGCAAATTGTCAATTACTTGATTCAAGTTAGCGATAATAGTTGCAACAGTCATTGTTCCAGCACCTTCAGACCATCCTGAACGGTAGTAAGTAGAATTTACATCAACAATTTCTTCAAATCCATCAAATGCAGGATAAGTTCCAGCACCTGAAGTACCTTGCCAAATAGTGAATTCGATGTTTTCAGCAACTTTCGCAGCAGCATAACCAATCAAAAAGTCAGAGAAGTTAGCGGGAACTACATCATTGATAAACCCACGGCCAGTAGCAGCAGCTTCCCAATCACGTGCGAATTCAGCTTTGCACAATTCCAAGTTAACCTTCAAATCAGACACGGTCAATACTGACTCATTCAATTGCAAGTCTCCTGCTTGTGAAAAGTCGCAAGATGCAGCTTGTACCAAAGATGCCGCATTTGACAACTTCTTCATTACTGCCTTGTACTTCACACCCTCTTTTAATGTTACATAATTTTTCGCCAAAGTGTCTCCCGACAAAATAGCAGCGTTGATGTATGGCAACGCTAATTCACCTGCGTAGGTTGAATTGTTGATCTCTAAACTTGAAGCCATTTTTCTTTTTTTATTTTATTATTTGTATTTGTTTATGATTGAGAAGATTCGGTTTTTCGAATCCATTTTCGCCAAGTCAATTGGTGCGCTTTGTGCAACTGCAACTGATTTCTTTACTGAATCGGTAGCAGGTTGCTTTGACATCTTTTCGATGGTTGCAGAAAGATTTTCTTTCTCAGCGTTCAAAGAAGCAATCTTCGCTTCGAATGCCTCAACCAATGAATTGATTGTGCTTTCAAATTCCTCACGGCTAACACCGTCAAATGCTGCTTGTTCTTCTTTTTCGATTTCAACTTCGACTTCCATTTCAGGCTCTTTGATTTCAGCAATTACTCCACCGCTAACTACAATCATTTTACCTTCGGCAGTTGTATGCTCACCATCGGGAGCAGGTACCGGATTGCCATCGGCATCCATTACGAAAAGTTCGCTACCTACTGCGAATTCAGCATCTGGAGAATATACCTCCGTGCCATCGGCAAGAATGGCCATTGCCATCTGTGCCTCTTTTGTTATTTCTCCTTCGGCTGACAATTGAATACCAAATGCCTTCAATCTATCAGCGTATTTAGAAATGATTTGATTTACCTTGTTCATATCTATATTTTATTTTTTCTAATCATAAGTAGCAAAAACACTACTTTTGTTCCGCATAGTTTTTGTTTAGGTTTGTTTAGTTGTTTCAACAAAGAAGGCCCCCAAACGTGGAGGCCTTTTTTGTCGGGTAAACATACACCTGCACGCGGTGTAATCGTTACAGACCGCTTAACTCGTTTTCGAGTTCCTTCATTATCTTTTCAATCTCTTGCTGAGTCATATATTCGTCACTGATTTCAGTGAAGAATCCTTCAAGTGAAAATCCTTTGACATCACCTTGTTTGATTGATGCCCACACTTCGTCATTGTCAATCTTCATACCAATGCACCACGTTCCTTCCGGGAAGGAGAATCCAAAGTTTTGACTTTTGTCGAATTGTCCTTCTGTTATCCAAGACTCAACAACGGTGCAACCTGCAACTGGAATTTCGTGTTCCAAATTTGAGTTGTGATGCATATTCCTTTTAAGATATTCCTGCGCTATCTTATTGATTGTCTCCTTTGAGTATTTGCAATAATACTCACGCCCTGCGGTATCAACTCGGTAAATCAATTGCTCGGGTAACATCACCGCACCATATACCATTTTACGCTCACCTTCTTCAACGGCTGCCTGTTGTACTTTTCGTGTCTTTGACAATGCTACAAAATCCACTTCAATAGCAGGATTTTCTACCAATGACATTGCGTGTACACCAAGATACCCACTGTCATCAATGGTGTACTCAATGACTTTTACTTCTTCGTCTTTCATTTTATTTTATTAGTTTTGATTGGTCAATAATCTTTTGTTGCGCATCTTGCGCCGATGTTACGTTAGTAGCTAAAACGTAACTTTGTATCGGTTGTGCTTTGGTTTGTCCATTGTTTAGAAATGACAAGTCCAATGCTGGAGCAGTTGTTGATCCACCGCCACCTGCACCCATTGCGCCACCGCCACCACCGCCACCACCTGAAGGAGCAGACGCGCCACCACTTGGATTGAATTTAGTTGCTGCGATTTTGGCAACCTTTGCAAGACCTGCGGTCACTGCTATTCCTGCCATCAATGCAGGATAACCTGGAAAACCTATTGTAATTGGTGATGCACTCGCAGTCTTAAAGGCATTGGTAGCACCTTCATAAGTTGCGATGGTTGCTTGTGCAATACCCAAAGCCTTGTTTATTTGGAAAGACTTTTTAGCATTTACAATTCCTGCATCTGTAAGTAGACTATTCAAGTCC